TTCTTCATTTACTCCTGGTGATACCCCGTTTGGATTTTTTGATTCTGATTCTACATTTCAATTACATTCAGATAAATTTGCTAAACATGCAGCTCAAGTATTAGGATATCCAATAATGGATGTGGAGATGCAACCAATTAATTTTTATACTGCATTTGAAGCTGCTGTTATTGAATATTCAAATCAAGTAAATCAGGTAAATATTGCTAATAATTTATTGAATACATTAGGAGTACAAACCGGTTCTAGTTTTTTACAAGGAAATAGTTTTACCGATTCATTGATTGGAAATTCATTTGGATATATTAGTAAAATATCAAAGGCATATGGTACGGAAGCTGATTCAGGCGGACATTTAAGATGGTATACGGCATCAATCGATGTTATTCCTGGCCAGCAAACATATAATATTCGTACTGCTATTTCTAAATCTATAGGATTAGTTTTAACTACTAGTTCAATTGAAATAAAACGAGTATTACATCAAATGCCCCCGGCGATTGTAAGATATTTTGACCCATTCGTAGGGACTGGTTTAGGTTCGCAACAGCTCTTAGATGCATTTGATTTTGGTGGATTTTCTCCGTCAGTATCATTTATGATGATGCCAATACATGCAGATTTATTTAGATTGCAAGCAATTGAATTTAATGATATGGTTCGTAAATCATATTTTTCTTTTGAAGTGCATGGTGATGATATTAAATTTTATCCAGTGCCATCGAGCGGTACGGGTTCAATGGCATCATCAATATTTTATAAAAAAGTATGGATTGAATTTGTATTAGAAGATGATAAAACTAATTCAGCCGTATTATACGGCAATACAGCACTTATGCGAGGTGTTATAACGGACGCATCAAATATACCATATACATATCAAACATATAACAGAATTAATGATATGGGGCGTGCGTGGATTTTTAAATATGCAACCGCAACCGCAAAAGAAATGTTAGGATATATTCGAGGCAAATATTCAAATGTTCCTATACCAAATGGCGAAGTAACATTAAACGGATCTGATTTAACATCTCAAGGCCAAACTGAAAAAGGAGAATTGATAACTCAACTTCGAGAATTTTTAGAAAAAATGACTAAAGAACAAATGATGACGCGACAAAACGCCGAATCATTACAAATGAATGAAATACTTGCAAGAGTTCCATTAAAAATATATCTAGGATAAGGAGGTTGAATGGCACTTTTTGGCACACAGAGAGATGCAAAATTTTTAGCATCGATAAATCGAGAATTGATCAATTCAATTGTAGATACTGAAATTGAATTCTATAAACTTATTGTAGAAAACACAGAATCAAATATCTACGGCGAGTCTGATGCAAAATCATATTATGATTCGGTATTATTACCATGTATGATTACTAAAGATGATAAATCGGCAACCATGGATGATTATGGACATAGCTATACAAGAACATTGACATTTGGCGTTTCTCGAGATTTATTAGAACGTGCAGATTTTTATCCGGAGGTTGGTGATATTGTATTTTGGGACAATGAATATTATGAATTAGATAATGTTGATGCAAATCAGTATTTTGCTGGTAAAAATCCAGAAACATGGCCAAATGGTAGTTCTCATGGTTATAGCGTTTCTGTTATATGTAATGCACATGCAACTCGTCAAACGCCATGGGGTATTACAAATATACGACGAGGTGGTGATAATTCATCATTTTCATATAAAGGATAAGAATGCCTAGATTAAATAGAAAAAATATAGATCGAAAAACCAATAAACCCAATCCAAAATCAACGGAAGGGTTTGGCGATGATCTATTATTGAATAGGGCGAATCAAACACGTCGAGATGATGATGTAATAAAATCAACTCAACGAACTCTTTATGATATTGATTATGCAATTAAATGGTTTGTCGAAAATGAAATACAACCACAGATTAATGCAAATCAACAATTAATTCCAGTTCCTGTAATTTTTGCAAGTGGAGAAAAATGGGACAATGTACGGAGATTGGGATATCTTCGTGATGAAAAAGGAATGTTGCAATCTCCATTAATCATGTTGAAACGAAACAGCGTAGCTGAACGAGATAATCAACGATCATTAGATGTTAATAGACCACATCCATCAAACTACATTGTACATAGAAATAAATACAATGAACGAAATAGATATGAAGATGATTTATTTCCGATACCAACAAATCCGCCAGCAGAATCTCAAAAAATTTATATTGTAGATATACCAAAATATGTTACTGTAGAATATGATATGATGTTATGGTGCGATTTTACTACGCAAATGAATGATTTAGTAGACCAAATTTTACCATATGGGCGGTTTGCATGGGGCAATGCTGGAAATAAATTTCAAACTACAATTGGTTCAATTAGTTTTGAAACCGTAAATACAATTGGAGAAGATCGTTTAATACGGGCAACTATACCATTAACGGTATTAGGAACATTATTATCAGATCAAGAAGCACGTATATCAACTATTAAAAAAATGTTTTCGCCAAAGAAACTTTCATTTGATCAATACGTTGATGTTGGTAATACTAATATATTTCAAACTACATCTGTACCAATTGAATTACTTCAAGTACAAAGTAGTGTAATGTCAGGATTATCCGTAACAGTCGGCGGCGGCGGTGCGGTGACAAATCTTACGCCTGACATTATGTTTTATTTAACAGCCATACAAGAACGACAAGCTATATTCGTAAATGCATTTACCGCACAAATAAATTTTGGTTCAGCTGTAAATCCTGTAACTAAATTGGGTGCAACATATCATGAATTTGATATATTTATTAATGGCCAGTATATCGATAAAGCTTTGTATAATTGGACACCTAGTATCAATGCGCCGCAAATAATTGTTTTTGATACGAATGTAATTGGATATAATTTAACGCCTGCAGATACGATTATTATTAAAGGGAGATGGGCGCAATGAGTCGCGGAAAATTAATATTTAATATATCACAGTTACCGACCGGATCATATGAAATATCAGGTTCATTTTTTGGTACATCTTCTTGGGCGCAATCTGCATCATATGCACTACAATCTATATCAGCATCATTTGCATTAACTGCATCTAGATCGTTATTGAGTATTGATACTGCATCTGTAAATAATGCAACTATAACATTTACTAAAGGAAATGCAACAACGTTTCCTATTACAATTAATAATGTAGTTAATGCAACTTCGGCATCATTTGCTACCAATTCTACAACGGCAACTTCTGCGTCATTTGCTTTAACAGCATCGTATGCAATGAATGGAGGTCAAGGCGGCACATTTCCATTCTCAGGTAGTGCTGTTATTACTGGTAGCTTGTATGTTTCTGGCAGTGGTATAACTGGATCGTTATCGGGAACTGCGTCTGTAGCTTTAACGGCACAAACTGCAAGTTACGTTTTAAATTCTGTAAGTTCAAGTTTTGCTACTACGGCATCGTATGTGGTATTAGCACAAACTGCTTCATTTGTAACAGCTTCAAATGTTATTGGAACTGTAACAAGTGCCTCTTTTGCAGTAAGTGCTTCGTATATATTAAATGCTATATCTAGTTCACAGTCTGTTTCGAGTTCATATGCTTTAAGTGCTTCATACTCAGTTACATCATCATATTCAAATACTTCAACAAGTGCTTCACACGCCGTAAATGCCAATAATGCCGCAACAGCATCAAACATATTAGGAGGAATCGCAACCCACGTTCCATACTTTATAACAGATACAACCTTAGCTACCAGCTCAATATACCAATCAGGTTCATCAACCGTAATTATAAATCAAGACAATGCTACAACAGCAAATCCTGAAGCATTATACGTTTTTCAACCAAATACCTCATCAATTAATGTAATAAGTGGTAAAGGTAACTTAAATAACTATTTACAGTTAAACATCCAAAACACAAATCAAGGTACTCAAGCATCATCAGATGTAGTTGCAACGGCCAATAATGGAAATGAGACAGTTAACTACATTGATATGGGTATTAATAGTGAAAACTATTCACAAAACTTTATTGGTGCTGCAAATGATGCCTATTTATATTCTATTGGTAATGATTTGCATATTGGTAACGCTGCCCCAAACAGACCATTACAATTCTTTGCAGGGGGAACAGATGTCGACATATACAATAAACTCCAACTTAACCCTAATAACCAACATTTAATGTCAGGTTCATTAGATGTAAGTGGAAGTATTAAAGCCTTTTCATTTACGGGATCCTTGCAAGGTAATGCAACTTCAGCTACAACATCTCAAACATCATCATATTCAACAACATTAGGTGCTAGTTTATCTCAACCAGCAAACAACCAAGTTAGATTACTAAACAGCGCTGGTGGAACTTTAAGTACAGTTACAGTTAATAATGTAACATCAGCTTCGTATGCCGACAATGCGGCAACAGCAAATTATGCAACAACAGCAGGAAATGGTGGTGTAACTCAAATAATAGCAGGTTCGGGCATTACATTAATTCCCCCAGGTGGCCAAGGCGCAGTAACAGTAATTGCATCAGGGGGTGGTGGAGTAACCATCATTTCAGGATCTCTTGTAACAGGATCATTTACTAATACAACTTCTTTTACTTTTAACCATAATTTAAGTACCAGAACGCCTATTATAACGGTATTTGATTCAAATTACAATCAGATCATTCCACAAAACATAGAATTAGTAAACACAGCTAGTGCCGTAATAACATTTCCAACCCCGGAAAGTGGATTTGCTATTGGTTCAACGGGTGGAACAACAGGAACGGCATTATCTTCTTCATATGCTTTATTTGCAGAATATGCGAATACGGCATCATTTTATGCTGAAACTGATCCCATATTTGTAGCTAAAAGTGCTTCACTTGCAACTACAGGTTCAAATGTATTTAGAGGTAATCAAATAGTAACAGGTAGTTTATTTACAACAGGTTCTAATACGTTAATTGGATCTACAACCTTAACAGGTTCACTAAGTATATCGGGATCTACAACTCAAACCGGAAATAATATCTTAATTGGTACAACTACACTTACGGGTAGTATTTTTATAAATGGGAATATAATTCCACAACTTTCTAGTTCATTTGATTTAGGATCTATAACAAATCCATGGAGGGCATTATATGTTCAATCAGGATCAATCAGTATACAATCAGATATTCCGGGTGGTATCCCGGCAGTAATATCAAATGCAAATGGTAATGTTACATTTGCAGGAGCTGGATTTCAATTAAAAAGTGGATCATTTGTTCCATTTGAGATATCATCATCTGCAAGAACAATAATAAGAGTACCTGACATACCTGCTAATGATGTTGGAGGATTAAGTATTATAGGTAGCTCAACTGGAGTATACCAGGGTGTTACAAATGCTGGTGGTTTATTACATCTTACTAGTAACGACGGACAAAGCTCTAGAATTACAAGTGATGCTTATGGGATCAACTCAGTTGTGGCATATGTAGGAAGAAAAGCAAGAGGAACAGCGGCAAGTCCATTACCAGTACAATCAGGTGATACTCTAACAAGAATAAGTACGATAGGATGGACGGGACCTGAATATGGATTTTTAATGTCTGCTAGTTCAACAATAGCATCAACAGCTATAGAAACAGTAGCACTTGAAAATTTTACAACATCTAGCTTTGGTACTAGACATACTTTTTACAATGCTCCTTTAGGTGGTACTTTAAGAACTTTATCGGCTCAAATAGATACAACCGGTATAACAATACCATCAACTAGTAAATTTTTTGGAACAGCAAGTTGGGCTAATAATGCTCAAACAGCATCATATGTAACATCTTCAAATATTGTCGGAACGGTACTAAGCAGTTCATACGCATTAACAGCAAGCTATGCTCCAAGCTATGTACTAACTAGCTCTACTAGCTCAATGTTAACTCCATACGTATTAACAAGTAGTACTGGATCAATGCTACAACCTTATGTACTTAGTAGTGCAACAAGTAGCTTTGTAACTAATAGCCAAACCGGTTCATTTGCAACAACTGGATCTAATAGATTCAATGGTAATCAAACAATAAGCGGATCACTACTAGTGAGTGGATCAACAACACATACCGGTTCATTATTAATAACAGGTTCAACAACCCATGTAGGTAGTGTAACTGTAACAGGATCTGTAAATATAAGTGGATCTATTATAATGGATGGAACAGCACAGTCTTTAGTGATAAAGACATCAGTAACAAATCCATCTGCACTAGCAATTCACACTTTCCCAACAGCCAGCTACAGTGGTGCCAATTATAATTTTGTTGTAATTGAAGATAGTACAAAGAAATCAACAACATACAATATATTAGTTGCACAAGGAAACAACAAAGTAGCTGAGATTAAAACATACCTAATAAAATCAGAAGGCTCATCACCAAACCCAACTATTGCAACAGCAATAAACGCTGGAAATGTGGAATTAAGAGTAACAGATACAGGAACATTTACCTATAGAGGAATAGTACAATTATTTTAAATAGAATGGCAGTATAATAATATGAAAATATTTCAACCTATAATATCAGGATCATTTAGTGTATCGGGATCAGTATTTTTCCCAACCTTAGTAACATCATCTGCTGTTGTTTCTAATGTTGTTATGTTTGGCACAAATGGACAACTGTTTACAACAGCATCTTCAGCAATTGGCGGCGGCGCAGTAAGTGGTAATTATGTGACTACAGCATCTTTTAACGCTTATACGGGATCCAGCGCATCCCAATTTGCAGGTACATCATCTTTTGCCTTAACGGCATCATACGTAGCAGGCACTGTTCAAAATGCAATAAATGCACAAAGTGGATCTAATTTTGTTGTAACAAATACTTTAGTAATAGATGGAACATTAACTGACTTCGCTACTATAAACTCAACAATTGTAGGATCAAATAATTTATTCCAACAAGCAACCGGATCACGTACTTCTGCTCATGGAAAATATACTTTATACAAAGGAACAAGTGCAAGAGCAGGCGAATTTGTAACGGTATGGAACGGAACATCAACAGAATATTACGATAATTCAACCAAAGATATAGGCAATACAACGGATATAACTTTCCAATCTTCAATAGTAACAGGACAGATTCAAATAAATGCTATAGCAGCGTCATCAGGCTGGACAGTAAAAATGATAACAACATATTTATAATCATATTCAGTTGGATAGGGAAAACTAAATAAACATGGCAAACGAATTCATAGCTCGCAATGGCATCATTGCTAAAAATAACTCAACAGTAACAGGTTCATTAGATGTTACAGGCTCATTAAATCTTACAGGTTCATTTGCGGTTCAAACATATGATTCATTTATATCAAACGCATTTGTTAACGCTGTTCAAATAACCGATACTAATAGAACATTATATGATATGTTTGGAAATACTAGTATAGATGCCGTAGGCAGAATTTTAACAGATATGAATGCTCTTCCATCTGCTAACTGGATGGCTCGCACATTATTTGATTCTAGTCCTTCACCGAGTATAAATTGGAATAATAGACTAGCAATAGATTCTTCAACTATTTCTTCATTAGATTGGGGCAGTAGACAATTACTTGATTCCAGTGGATCTGCTGTTGTAAGTTGGAATTATCTTCCACAAGCTCAAGCTGTTGAAATTAATTCATATATAAGAAAAACTATCCCATTAATTCCAACTGCAGAAGCATTTTCAAATCTACCAGTATATGGTGCATTCCAACCAGACGGTGAAATTTTAAGCGGTGTTAATTTTGATGGATCTGTTGCTGATTTTAATTTGGTATATTTAAACACTGACAATAAATGGTATCCTGTAGATATGACTACAAATAGCTCATCAAAATTATTAGGAATTGCTTGGGATGTAGGATCAGGTAAAGAAAAAGTACTTTTAGAAGGTACTATGGTAGTAAATGATTCTGCATTAACTGATAGCCCCCGAGTTATTGGAGTAGATCATGGATTACCTATTTATATTAGAACTGGTGGAGGATTTTATATGTCGACAGCTGCCCCTGGAACAAGCGGTAACTATGTTAGAGTATTAGGCCATGCTTATTATCAAGGTGTTGGTGATGCTAATTATTGGGTAATGAAATTTAGACCAGCTAACGATTGGTACGTAATATAAAAGAATAAAATGGCAACTATAAGTCAAATAAATGGTTTACAACTTACAGCAGTAACCGCTTCATACGCTGCAACTGCTTCTTTTGTTGCAGGAACTGTTACAAGTGCATCTTATGCATTAACCTCTTCATATGTTTTGAATGCTGTAAGTGCTTCATTCTCATCAACGGCTTCATTTGTAAACCCATTAAACCAACAAGTTACTCTTACTGGTTCATTACGTGGCCAAGTATCAGCTTTAACTATTTCTTCAACTACTGCTTCAGTTAATATGTCAACAAACAACTTCTTTACTTTAGCACTAGTAAACGGAGCAGGAACCAACATCAACCCAACCAACATCAATCCAGGTCAAACCGTTAATATTCTAGTAACCCAAGGATCTTTAGGAACAGGTACAGTTACATTCCCTTCTTTAGTAAAACAACCATCAGGTTCTTTATATACAGGCTCAGCAGTTTCAAATGCCATTGACATAGTAACAATGATTGCATTTGATTCAACCAATGTTTATGTAAGTTCCGTAAGAAATATGATATAAGTTATGTTTACACCTTTTGCATTTATACAACAATTTATACCTGGAATCACTCCGGCTCTGTTGGATTACTTATATGTAGCCGGCAATTTTACAACATATCGTCAACCAATTTACAATCGAATTATTCGAACCGATTTATCTGGTTCTATTGATACTACATTTAATATGGGTGCCGCTGCATCAGCCGCTGTATACTGCATGGTTACTCAATCCGATGGTAAACTACTACTTGGTGGTCAATTTATTACATACAGCGGATCTTCCTCCGGGTTAATAGTTAGAGTAAACGCCGATGGTACACGAGATACTACATTTAATACGGGAGTTGGATTTAACAGTACAGTAAACGATATGAGATTACAATCCGATGGAAAAATCGTAGCAGTTGGAGCCTTTACAACTTACTCTGGATCAACTAGAAATAGGATAGTTCGACTAAACACCAATGGAACATATGATACTACATTTAATATTGGTGTTGGATCAACAATACAACTAAATTGCGTAACAATTCAATCCGATGGTAAAATTCTTGTAGGAGCTAACGGCCCCGTAACATATTCTGGATCGGTTGCATCTACTGGATCATTTAGACTAAATACCAATGGCACACTTGATACAACATTTAATACGGGAGTTGGATTTGGTGGAACTGGAGGAGGGGTGATACATACAATTGATATCCAAAATGATGGTAAATATGTTATGGGTGGTCAATTTACTACATATAGTGGATCTAGCATAACTCGTGTAGCTCGCATAAATACCGATGGTACTTTAGATACTACGTTTAATCCGGGAAATGTTAGTGCTGCAGTTTATAGCGTAAAAGTACAACCTGACCAAAAAATCATAATTAATGGAGATTTTGGAAGTTACAGTGGTTCAGTTATCACTAGAATTGTTAGAGCATTCCCTAATGGAAATCGAGATACATCATTTAATGTAGGAAACGGTTTTCAAACCACTGCAGTTGCTAATACACCAGGTGCTATTGCATTGGATGCCTCAGGAAATGTATATTTAGGAGGCACACTAAGTACAACTTATTCGGGATCGACTGTTAACCGTTTTGTAAAAACAACACCTAGTGGAGCCATAGACAACACGTTTTCTACCGGAAGCATTGCATTTAATGGACAGTCTAGTAGAGGGTTTAATTCAATCGTACGAGCTGTATTAGTATCTGGTAGCAATATCTACATGGGTGGAGACTTTACATCATATCTAGCACCTCCAATTAACTATCTTATAAAATTAGACAATACTGGATCCGTAGATACTACGTTTAATATGGGAGTTGGATCTAACAATACTGTTACTTCCATGGTAACACAATCTGATGGAAAAATACTTATTTCGGGCACTAATATGACAACATATAGTGGCTCTAACGCTGTACGAATTGCTAGAATAAACACTAATGGGACTTTAGACACTACATTTAATGTAGGAACCACCGGGTTTAACAATGTTGCAAATGACCTAAAAATTCAATCTGATGGAAAAATTGTTGCCGCCGGTGCATTTACAACATACTCGGGTTCAACAAATAGTGGTATTGTGCGTATCAACACCAACGGAACTAAAGACACTACATTTAATGTAGGAGTAGGAAGTACTGGAACTATCTATCAACTAGCTCTACAATCTGATGGAAAAATCATAGCAATAGGAGCAACTACAGCATATTCAGGTAGTTCAAACGCCGGTATTGTTAGAATAAATACTGATGGAACTAAGGACACCACATTTAATATGGGAAGCGGCTTTAACACTACCTCCGTACTTGCAATTGGAATACAATCCACAGGAAAAATTATCGTTGGCGGAAATTTCAGCATATACTCGGGCTCAACGAATAACTACATAGTTCGAATAAACACTGACGGCACTAAGGACACCACATTTAACATTGGAACGGGATTCGGTGCAAATGGTATCGTAGCATTGAAAGTTTTAGCAGATGATTCTATTATAGCATAT